AGGTATAAGATAAACGGCAAACGCATGCCTCAGCCGGACAAGAATATGACGTGTAATTTTGAGACAACTTACTCCGAAGGAAGCAACCGTACGCAATTTGGAAAAGCCATATTGGTTCCGTTATTTACAGTTATTCAGTATGGCTATGAGGCTAGTAACATACCAGTGGCAGAAGCAGAAGAACTTATAAACGCAATAATACATGGGAAACCTTTTAATTTGTACCACTATTCCATCAGGCACCATGATTGGCGTACAGAATCATTCTATGTTGGAAAGGGAACGTTTTCCTTGGCTTGTGCGGCACCTGGTGAAGAATACTATTCCAAAATATCTTGTAACATGCAGGGGGTGAATCCACTTGATTAATGTATCTGATGCGTTTAAGCAGAAATTAGCAGATGGCGAACCTGTCTGGGAGGTGGTGGATATCACCTTCCCTGATGGAACCGTAAAGACTGTGCAAAATGAGATTATGAGTGGCAATAACTCGTTTTCTGATTGTGCAGAAAGCAGTAGTTTTCCAATCGGATGCGTTATTTGTAAATCCATGACTTTGGAGTTGGACAACACCTCCGACCAATGGAAAAACTATAACTTCTACATGGCAAAAGTCCATGCGTATCTCAAAATGCAGACCTCTGTAGCAAGTCCGGCTGTGACAGATGAATTGCTGGATGAAAACCATGAGCCAATTCTTGACCAGAGTGACAGCGCGATTCTGGCAACAAAAGCAGCAACAGAGGGCAGAATCGAAACCATTGATAAAGGCGTTTATACAATTACGACACCGGAACAATATGGTGAAATTCTTAGCTTTACGGCTTTGGACGATATGTACAAGACCAATGCCGTACACTCAACAAAATTGGTTCTCCCACAGACGGTTGAGAGTCTGGTGAGGGATGCGTGCAGTACTCTTGGTATCACGGCTGGTTTTTCGAAAATGGCACATGGCGATCTGATTATCAACGAACTCCCAAAAGATATGACATATCGTCAGCTTTTCGGATGGGCTGCCATGCTCGATACAGCGAACGCTCGCCTGGACAGCAACGGAAGCTTGCAGTTTGTCGGATGGAATCTGGACGCTACTCCGAGCATTGAACTCAAAGATTATATCAGCATGCCGGCAGTGTCAAGTGACGATATAGTGATAACCGGAATCAATATAATAAGCGGTGATAATTCTGGAACATACGGAACTTCCGGCTACATTTTGTCCATGGAAAACAATCTTGTGGGTGAATCCGATCTTGCAACAGTGGCAGCACAGATTGGTGATTCCATTATCGGTACAAAATTTAGGAATCTCCAAGGAGATATAGCGTTCAACCCATTGTTGGAATTTGGTGACGTGGCTTATACCTATGATCGTAATCTTAACCAATACGTCACTCCTCTAACAGATGTATCATGCACAGTTAACGGAAAAACTACTCTAAAAACACAGGCTGACGACCCGATCAGAGGAATGAGTCTATATTATTCTGGAGCCACAAAAGCAATCGTTGCAGCGCGCCGGCTTGTCGAGAAAGAAAAAAACGCCAGAGAGCTAGCAATCAAAAAGTTGCAGGAGTCTCTTTCTGTCGGAAGTGGACTGTTTGCGACTTACGTTCAGCAAGAAGATGGAAGCACAATCTCGTATTTTCACGACAAGGGCACTCTGGAAGAATCAAAAAATGTGATCAAAATTACATCCGAGGCAATCGGTGTGTCAAATGATGGCGGCAATACTTATCCATTTGGCTTCCAGCTGACCGGAACATTGATAACCAAACTTCTGTATGCTGAGGGCATTAATGCAAACTACATTGATACTGGTGCATTGACGGTAAGAGACAAAAGCGGAAATATTATCTTCCAAGTTGATATGGACGCCAAAACGGTTGTTATCGACCCAGATGTTTTGATTATCGGAAATATGACATTGTCCGAGAAATTGAAAAACATGGATGAGAATATTGCATCTGCCAAGAATATGACATTTCAGCTGTCAAACGATATGCAGACGATCACATCTGACGCAGACGGAAACATTCCGGTATTTCCAACAGTGGCAACTACAGCGAAAGTTATGTACGGATCGTCAGATATCACAAACGATTGTAGCTATACCATTACAAAATCAGACAGTGTAACCGGCTCTTGGGATGATTCCACACATACTTATACCGTGACCGGATTGAGTGCAGATAACGGATGGGTGGATATAAAAGCCACTTATCTGCAGGCTCTGTCTATCACAAGAAGATTCACGATTGCCAAGTTAAAAGCCGGAAAGAATGGAGTCAACGGTTTAGATGGACTGCAAGGTGAAAGAGGTGAACAAGGAGTTCCCGGTAAAGATGGTAAAGACGGAACAAATGGAGTAGATGGCAAGACATCGTACTTCCACATCAAATACAGTTCTGTTGCAAATCCGACATCATCTAGCCAAATGACCGAGACCCCGTCTACATATATTGGTACTTATGTAGACTACGAACCGAACGACAGCACTGACCCGAAGAAATACACGTGGTCAAAATTCGAAGGTTCTGACGGCAAGGACGGTATTCCTGGAACGAACGGTACAGACGGAAAGACGTATTATCTGCACATTGCCTACGCGAACAGTGCTGATGGCAAGACTGGTTTTTCCGTATCTGATGGAACCAACAAACTGTATATCGGTCAGTATACAGATACCGTCAAAGAGGATTCCACTGACCCAACAAAATATATGTGGAGCAAAATCAAGGGAGAACAGGGAGCTGATGGCAAGCCCGGAAGAACTTACATTATTGAGCCATCATGCAACGTCCTGAAACGTGGCTCTGACAAGGTGATTAGTCCAAACTTTATAACCTTTAAAGCGTATTATCGTGATGGTGATTCAGCGACTAGAGTACCTTATAAAGGCAGATTTGTCGTTGAAGAAACTGTTGATGGAAGTACTTGGAAAACCATTTATGCTAGTTCAACCGATGAGGATACAGTAACGCACTATCTGTATTCTATTTTAACAAATAGTTCGGGTCAGGCAGTAGCAAGCTCAAATGGCTCAACCATTGGTATTCCTAGAGATGTGACGAATGTTAGATGTAAATTGTATGCATCCGGTGGTACTACGACATTGATGGATATGCAGAGTGTGGCGGTAGTAATTGATGTGGACAATCTGACACAATCGCAAATCGTAGAAATACTATCAAATGATGGTGCATGGAAAGGCCTGTACTACAAGAATGGCCAACTGTATATCAGCTTCAGTGCGGCACTTGGCGGTGAATTGACGTTGGGCGGCGAAAAGAATGGAAACGGTTATCTGAAAATTAAAGATGCCAATAATGCTGCTAAAGGATTAATTGATCGCTCTGGATATGCTGTATTTACAAGCTACGAAGAAAATTCAAAATACATGAAATATACAGGTGTACAGTTTTCAAGCGATGGAATATTCCCTGTTGATATCAAGAAGTTCTTTGACGATGAAGTAGATATTGAAATTGAAAATAGTGAAAATTGGGGAATCAGTTGGAATGATAACAGTCTAAACGTATATGCCACAGAGGTATCGGCTGACACTGGTACATTTGAAAATTTAACTGTTACTAATCCTGCATCTTTCGCAAAATCACCAAAGATAGAAGACATGGAGTATACGACATCATCAAATACTATTTGTTGGGATGGACGTACAGGATACAAACAGCTGATGTTGAAATCTTCATCCTCGAAACGCTATAAAGATATTGGAAACGATATTTCAGAACAAGAAATTGAAAAATGGTACAATATCGAACCAACGTGGGCGAAATATAAAGAGGGGTATCTAGTTAAAGGGGACGAGAATGAAGGAAGATATATCCCAATGTTTATTGCCGAGAATGTAGAAGCATTCTTTCCAGAAGCTGCTCGGCATCAAAACGGACTTGTTGAGGACTGGAATGAGCGTATCATGATTCCAGCAATGTTTGCGATGCTAAAAGCACAGAAAAAGAAAATTGACCAACAAGAGAAACTTATTAATAAACTTTGCGAAAAGTTAAATATAGAATGAATTATGAAATGGAGGTACATAAATGTCAGTAAAGCAAGTACAAGCCATTGTAAATGGTCAGACTTATACCCTTACTTATAACAGTAATACGGGTAAATATGAAGCCACAGCAACAGCACCAAGTAGGTCTAGTTACAGCCAGAGTGGACATTATTACGGAATAACAATCAAGGCAACGGACGACGCTGGAAACGTGACCACCAAAGATGCGACAGATTCCGCAATCGGTAGTTCACTGAGATTAACCGTTAAAGAAAAGGTTGCACCGGTAATCACGGTCACCAATCCAACTGCGTCCGCAACACTTACCAATAACAAACCGACTATCACATGGAGCGTCACAGATGATGATTCTGGTGTTAATCCGTCTACTATCGGTATCACAATCGATTCCGGAAGTAAGATTACTGACGGCATTACAAAGACCGCTGTAACCGGTGGTTACAATTGTTCGTACACACCGGCAACAGCGCTTACCGACGGTTCTCATACCATTAGGTTTGACGCATCCGACTACGATGGAAATGCTGCTTCTCAGAAATCTGTAACGTTCAAGATTGACACCGTTCCACCGACACTGAGCGTAACCTCTCCGTCTGATGGATACGTTACCAACAAGAGCACGATCACTGTATCTGGTACAACCAATGATGCAACCTCATCTCCTGTTACGGTAACGGTCAACGGTGCATCTGTAACGGTTGGTAGCAACGGAGCATTCAGCACTACGGTCACATTGTCCGCAGGAACAAATACAATTAATATCGTTGCGAAAGACAGTGCCGGTAAGACAACAACCATTACCAGAACTGTCAAGTATGACCCGAACCCGCCGAAGATCACAGCCGCAAGTGTAACACCTAATCCGGTCGATGCAGGCAAGACTTACGTGATCTCCGTAACAGTTACTGATGACTGATGATTACAAGAGTATATGGCTCGTGTAATGAGTTCACTATTGAGTTCCAGAGACGAGAGGGATCGGATCTCGAAATCTGGGACGCAATAGTCCCTGCCGATAAAGATGGACAGTACGTCATAGAAGTCTATGCAGAAAGTAGTGGCGGCTTAACAGCTTATGCCGCCACTGTACTGTTTCTGATATCAGGGCACGAAATTGCCGGAAAGCTCGTGCCACGAGGATACACGGCAGAATCAGAGAACATTGAATACAGTTCATTGTTGAATCTGAACCAGCTGACGGCAGAGATTGTAAAGCAATGTTTCAGCGGACATAAAATATGCTGAAAGGAGAGAGGACATGGCAATTAGATACGTAGATAGCAATACAATAATGGATTTGGGAGAAAAAATCCGATTTAAAAGTAAAGTAGAGCCGGTATGCGGTGTAGACATCCCTTTCTCCATCATTTCAGCGGATTACGAATTGATTTTCGTTGATACAGATGCTGAAACAGAGACTGTTGAAGATTCCGGGAATTGCAATATCAATGAACATACACTAGATGCTCTAATTGAGCCACAAAAAACGGGAATCTATTGTTTGAGATTCATGTATAAAATTGCGGACGAAACGTGGGTAGATAATTATAAAATCAAAGTGAAAGGGTGATATGTATGACAGATGCGAATATCTATATTGCTGGTGCAAGCATAAGCCCTAATATAGTGCAGACAGGAGCAAAATTTTTAATTGCTGTTGACGCTAGAAATGTCCAGTACGTATTGGATTCAGGCAATGGCTCAGCACTTGCTACTTCAGATGGCTCGATGCTGAGAGTAAAAGAATAAAGAGAGGTAAAATATTATGGCAGAATCATTAAAAACAGTATTAATGTCGGCACTGACTTCAAAAGCAACACCGGCAGAAAGTGACACATTGATAGTTGGAGAAGGGAATGTATTAAAGAAAATATCGTTCTCACAATTATTTACATACCTAAAAGACAAACTCGGGATTAATTCATTGAACACGAATTTGACAACTAACATTTCTGTTGCGCATGTACTCGGTACATCTTTTTGCGTCTATAATTCACAGTTTGTATTTGTTCACATAGGTGTAGAAATACCATCAAAGTTGGAAGCAAAAGACACACTTGCGATATTGCCATCTGATATAAAAATGCAAGCTGTGGGTAATATAGGAATCGTCAGTACTGCTGGCAGTATAGCTTCAATATCAATAGAAAACAATATTGTTTATGCGAATCCGACATTTCCACAAGGATATTACTTTATTGATCTTGTATTGAAACGCGCATAACACTTTTTAAGCACGTTTGAATGACATATATTGGAATTTGCGCCGGTGCAAGACCGGAGAAAGGAAGACAGATGGAGATTAAAGGTATTGACGTATCCGCTCACCAAGGAAAGATTAATTGGGATACTGTAGCAAACTACGGCATAGACTTTGCAATCTTGCGTATTACAGAAGTTGGAAACGTGATTGATTCTCAGTTCGAGAATAACTTTTCTGGTTGCAACAAACACAAAATTCCAGTAGGAGTATACAAGTATTCCTATGCTTCGACAGTATCTGAAGCCCAGAGCGAAGCCAGAAAGGTTGTTTCCGTATTGAACGGAAGAAAAATTCAGTTTCCAGTATTTCTCGACTTAGAGAATCATAGACAGAGAGTACTTGGAGCTGAAAGCATTCACAATCTGGCAGAGGCGTTCCAAGAAATCATTGTTGCTGCTGGTTATAAATTTGCAATCTATTGCAATCTTGACTGGTACATGAATGTGATTTGTAGCCACTTAAAGAAGTATGAGTTCTGGATTGCGAGATATCCAGGTAACGACAATGGATGGTTGCAAGAACGTCTGCGTCCTGATATTGGTGTAGGATGGCAGTACAGCTCCAAGGCCAAGATTCCTGGAATCAACGGAAATGTAGATAGAGATGTGTTCTACAAAGATTATAAAGATACTGACCAGAAGGGAGAAACAACAATGGCAAAAACAAAAGAACAGATTATTCAGAGTGTACGTAATGATGCCGTGGACTTTGCAATTCGTATCGCAAACGACAATTCACATGGATATAGCCAGAGAATCCGCAGTTTGTATGAGATTGACAAGCCGAAATCTTTTGATTGTTCAAGTCTGGTGTGCACTGCGTATTATTATGCATTTATGAAAAACGGATTGATCAAACAAGCGCGTTATCTTAAAGAGAATTGTAGTTACACAGGCAATATGTTGAAGATGCAGAATGTAGGATTCGAGATTGTAGCCAAAAAACAGACTGCACATGCAAAGATGATAAAAGGCGATATTGAACTTAATTCAACTCATCATACAGCCTTGGCAGTAGACAGCAATAGAATTGTCCATGCCAGAAGTTCTGAGGGAACAACGGATACAAAAGATAATTCCGGTAATGAAATCAGAGTGCAGAACTGGTATCTGTATTCTCGCGGATGGACACATCGTCTTAGATTTACTGGAAAAGGGATTGATTTTAGTGGACTTACCAATACTACTGGAAGTAAGCCTACCACAAAGCCATCAACAACCACAACGAAAGGAGCCGGTTATATGTTTGAGCCAAAATTAGTAAAACTTGGAAGTGAAGGAACATCAGTCCTGTTATTGCAGGAGATTTTGATCGCAAGAGGATTCAAAGGAAAGAACGGAAAAGCCTTGAGCTTATCCAGAAAAGCAGACGAGAACACCATCTATGCATTAAAACAGTACCAGAAGTCCAGGAATGGAGTACTGGTGGTAGATGGAGAGTGTGGGGAGAAGACCTGGAAAGACCTGATCGCAATTTAAAAATATAAAATTCAAGCCCCTTGGAGTTAATCCTTGGGGCTTCTTTGCATTGTATTGAATCAAATTCGGAATGATAAGAATTTTCTGGTTAGTCACACGTTGGTCACAAATAAATTGTTGGAATCCGCATAAATACGGCATTCTTACCTACTTTGCCTTTTCCAATGTAAAAATTTTTACAATCTTCGCAAAGACGCATAAATACTGAAAAATGTTGATTTTATGCGGGTTTACGGACTCTATATAGACAGATTTGGACAAAATAAAAATGTCTTAAAAAGGAACGGTTAGTCACAGTTGGTCACAAGTGTTTATTTCAGCTATTGCCGTTAGTCACAAACGGAACTTTTATCTTTTTAATCTCCGACCGGAGTTCTTCTAGGGTTCTGTGACCGTACACAGCGTTTGTGATATCATTCCCGAATGCATGCCCCAATAATCTTTTTCTATCGTTTTCGCGAACACCATATTTTTCACATAAAGAAGAGAATGTATGCCGACAATCATGCGGTGTATGCTTTGGATTTCCAACTATTCCTAATTTCTCCAATATTGGATAGAATCGATACATTCTGTAAGTGACTTTATTCATATTCAGTAGGGTTCCATCAGTATCAATTCTTGATTTAACAAAGTTGTAAATACATGGATGGATAGGCACGATCCTGTCTTTGCCGGCTTTTGTTTTTGAACCACCTTGGAAATATCTTTTGTCCAGATTAACTTCCAGATTTTCAAGCTCTCCGATTCTCCAACCAGAATAGCACATGATCAGAATAAGTTGTACATCAGTGTCTGCTGAATTTTTCCATAGGATCTTCAATTCCTGTTCAGAAAAAGCAGTGCCATGCTCAGTGTCATCCTCTTTGTTTATCTTGACAAATTTAGATTTGTTTTCTGAAACAATCTCAGCGTATATTGCGTATTTATACATCTGGTTAAAAAGCACCAGTATTGCTTTCAGACTTCCTTTTTTCAGTCCTTTTTGATTGTCAATGAATTCTTGCAGATTTGTGGCTTTTAAATCTTCGAAAGGTTTGTCGTATAATGTCGTGCAATACGAATAGGCTGCCGAGTAGTTTGATTTTGTTGCTTTCGAGTAATTCGTTCCTTCGGCGAACTTCCATGCTATAAACCGTTCGTATACCTCTGCAAACGTTAATTTCTTAATCTCTGGATGTTTGTCTTCCACTCCTTTTATCGTTCCGTAATCAGCCAATATGCGCGTCACAAGGGTATCTGTGTCGGTAGTAGGCGATACTGGTAAGTCATTCTCCATTCCGGGCTTGTACGTTCCAGCTTTGTAGGCGGTCAAAACAGCGAAGCCTTTCAGCCAGTCATCAACGTAGCAGATCGCAGGCGGACGGACTGCTTTTCCTGTTGCGTCCAGTGCAGCTGGCGGATGCACAGCATAACAATTCCTCCGATTCTTGCCAAGATAACGGATGCTCCCGAATCCGTTTGGCAATTTGGGATAAGTTTTTCTTTTCTTCGGCATGGTATTCCTCCTTGTATAAAAACAGCCCCTGCTATTAAGCAGGAGCCGTGTTATTTACTCTATCTCGTCAATATCAAGAGAATATCCCAGCACTTCTCCGACATCTGTACATTTTCCTTTTAATGTAACGGTATCGCCCTTGGTGAGAGATGCTACCTTTGATTTTTGTTCATCATTCTTGATGTTGCACTGAACACCAATGATTTCAAAGTCTCCGTCAGCTGTGAGATTGATGTATTTTCCAGAGGCATCAATGTTTGTGAGTTTTCCAGTTATTTCAAGATACTGACCTTTATATTTGTCAGACGCTCCCATAGCGTTATTATTAAGGGCATCCATCATGTCATTTACAGATACAGATGTATATTCGATTGACTCAGATTCCTGTTTCTGACTGTCTGAAGCAGTTGCTTCTGTTTGTTTTGTCGTACTATCAGCGGATTTGTCTTCGCCTGTGACAGCACCGATAACCACTCCTATGATAAGTATTAATACAACCCATTTTAATATTCCGCTTTTTTGTTTCTTTCTACAATGTGGACATATTTTTGCATCTTTCGGAATGTCCATCTTGCAATGTTTGCACTTCTTTGTTTTTTCTTCGCTCATGCTTTATTTCCCTCCAATGACGTAGTTTTCATATTTTTCTCTTATTTTCGCAAGTTCTCTTTGCCTGATCGGGACGATCGCGCCAGATACCATCGTAAAAAAATGGCTTACTTCGCTTACCTCGTCCATATTAACTATATAGCTCTGGTGGCAGCGCAAAAATCTTCCGTCAAGACTCTTTTCGATATCATTGAGCTTTCCTCGTTCCTTGTGTGATATTCCGCACGTGCAATGGATCATTATGTATTTGTTCTGGCTTTCGATGTATTCAATATGCCGGAATTCAGCTCTGTGAAAGTAGTCCTTGTTCTTGATAGTAAGCGTTTTTTCACGGATATTTTCAAGTGTCTGCTCAACAACTGAATACATTCTTCCATGCTCAGATCCTTTAATGATATAATGAACCGGTAGCACATCAAGTGCATCAAATACATATTCTTTGTGTTTTGTCCAAAAAGTGATATTTCCATAGTATCCGATTTTTCTTAATCTTTTGGCAATCTCTATACCATTTTCTCCGTTAATGGAGACATCAAGAAATATTATGTCATACCATTCACCATCTGAAACATCGTCGATCAAAGGCTTTCCGCTGGTGTAGGTGGTTAATGTATATCCACCATCACCATGCTCTTTTAGATATCGGTCAATGCTATTTTTGAAAATCTCAATTCGTAAATTATCATCATCGCAAATCGCAATTTTCATTCAAATCATTCCCTTATGGGCGTTATTTTCGCCATTTGCAAAAAAAAGTGTTTAAATATGCTATTTTTATTATAGCATCGTTAAATTTAGTTGTAAATAGACGTTTTTAGGTGATTTATGAAATGAAAATAATCAAAAATATACTAATTATAATAGGAGCTGTGCTTTTGCTTAATTACATTGTTTATTTACCAATGTGCGTAGACGATTATATTCGTGAAGAGTCAGAAGTGTATTCTGTCCAAAATGCGTACAGATCTTCTACCCTACATAAGAATAGAACCCATGAAATAAAGCAGACCATGCCGCCGTTTTTATTCGCCCTGCCACTAAACAGAAAAGACTATATCTTTGATGTTACGAATAATTTCTATGCAATCATAAACATATCGGTGTATATCTGGCAGTTGCCAAGGGCAAACATTAGTGGTATAATAGCAAAATCGAACGAATGTTCGATTATTCCCACAAACCGGACATATACTGTAATGTAGGTGGTAATTGCAATAGGGAGGGCTGTTATGGATTATAAGAAAGAGATTATTGAGATGATACAGAAAATACATAGTGAATCAATGATAAAATTTATTTACGGGTGCGTAAAAAGGGCTTATAAGGAAGAAAGGGCAGGAAAATGATTCCTACCCTTGTGCTTTAGAAAATAAACTTCTCAAAAAAATCACATAACAAATCTTTTTTATCGGGCGGCAGGTTATCGTATTCAAGAATGATTCTTTTGAAGCGAGGGTCTGACTGCTCGATTTTTGTAACTACATCTCCAAATTCAATATCAGGGTCTTGATTCTCTTTTAAATCTGTCAAATCTGACATTCTTATTCGGAAATAATCGGCTAAGGCTCTAATCTTTCCGGTTCCTGGCATCGAATTACCTTTGCACCACATATTAAATGTAGATGCGTTTGTTCCAATGGCTTCAGCGATTTCCTTTTGCTGTTTCCCACTTCTTGAAATGTACTTATTAAGATTATTCGAGAAGATCTTTTTCTGCTCTTCGGTTGTCATGATTCTTTTCCTCCTTACATTTTGTATTGTACATCATATTTATAAAAAATTCAATAGCTAATTCAATTATTTTGAATTTTGGTGTTGACAATTCAATACAATTGAATTATAATAAGCTCAGAAGTTAAGAAAGGAGATGAGCAAATGCCAAAAATTTCATTAGAAGCTGTTCGAGTGAACGCAGGATACAATCAGAAAGAATGGGCTGAAATATTCGGTATTTCCAATGCAACTGTAGTTAATTGGGAAAAAGGAAAAACAGAGCCGACATTATCACAGCTCAGAAAAATGAGTGAGCTTTCTGGAATTCCTATGGACTTTATTTTTGTGCCAAACAACTTCAATTAAATTGAATTAGAAAGGAGCAGATTATGAATAAAATTTTTATTCCACATGAACTTAAAACTATCGAAGTTGACGCAGAGAAGAAAATCTTCCGTATCAATGGAGAAGATTTTGGATATGGATGTACAGGTTTTATGATTTCCTGCACACCGGATGATTTTCGTATTGATGTGGAAGTGGACACGACCGTACACTTTGTAAGCTATTCCAACAAAGGAGAATTGAGAGAACAGGGAACATATAAAGCAGAAGTTCCTTTGGTTGAGTCTCACAGAGCACCGTAAAAAGAGCCACATGAAAAATCATGTAGCCCTTGGAAATTACTTCTTTGATTCTTGATAGCCATATTCTGTAAGACAAATGCTTCCAACAATGTCATTTACAATGGTGATGCAGCCGTTGTTTTCTAATTCAGTAATAGTGCTATCTGGGAAAGCTATATAGAAATCAGAATCAAAAGAAGTATGTCCAGAAGCATCATACTCATTAGCCATTTTTACAAGAAGTTCTTTGGCTTTATAGGTCATTCTTACACCTCCTTTCCAAAGGAGAGTATAACACGAAATTTTATCAGTAGAAAGGAGAAAGGCGTGAAAAAATCAACCAGGAAAAAGATCCGTTCTCTTGAAAAGAGAATATCAGATATTGAGTCACAACTTCAATGTCCGCAAGCTACTTTTACATGTCAATTGGTTACTCCAAACGACATTTTAGCCCAGATTCTTCAAGAGAGCCAATATCAAGATCATAAATATGAGCTTCGAGCTAATCTGAATGGCAAGACATTATTTGAGAAGAACTTATGATCTTGACTAGAAGCAAAAAGAAACAAACAGCATATCTTAACATGGTGAATGTATAAAAAGGAGGTTTACTGATGGCAGTAATCAAAACAATCAAAATGGGGTCTGGGGTAATCAGAATACATGATGATTACTGCAAAGACAACACGGCTGAAGACAATCAAAGGATTGTCGATGAATGTTCAAGAATTATCTTGGACTACTACAGAAGAAAAGAAGCAAATTTGGCATAAGCGCCCCGGAGGGAGTCGCAACCTCCACCCCGGAGCAGTGTACTCACTAACCAAGACTTAGTGGATACAGGTAAATTATAATCCTCTATCCGCTAAAAAGTCAATATTAAGCGAGAGGAAAATAACATGGAAAATAAAAAAAATGCAACAAACAATGAAAAGATTACATGGAACGATTTGGAAACAATGCTGGCTACCGAAATCGTAAGAAAAGCAAAGAGAGAAACTAAGAAGTGGTTCAGTGCATGGCTTTTGACTGCCGCGCTGTTAATCCTTACTAATATCTTTTGGTATATTGCTTACAGTCTGTAATCTTTTTTCTTTTTGGAGGGAAAAAGAATGAAATCGCCCAGACAGAACAGAAAGGATATCGTAGTCAGTGCGATTATCGGGATCCTGTTTACTTTTCTTCCGGTGTGGATGTGGGAGAAGAGCTTGCAGCAGATCCTGGCAGGCATTGTATTCGCACTGTTTACGTATTTAGCACTGCTTTAAGAAAGGAGAACGGAAATGTTTGAAAAAGAAATCAAAGAGCTTTTTGAATTAGCATGGAGAGTTTCAAACGAAACAGATTATTTTGTTTCGTTTTACATCACTTCGCACGTGCATATTTGCGATATCGACATTATGAATTCAAAGTGGGGTCCGAACAGGAAAAAGGATGGAAATTACACAATCTACTTTGATAGTAAACTGCTTAAGAAGGAATCAGCTGAGCAGTGCAAACTTGCAAAAGAACATCTTCTTAGACTCTTAATAGATGGGAGGTGTCCGTTAAATGCTGAATCAGATAGAATTAAAGCTCCTGCCGACAATGGAATTGATAACAACAGTGAACGAGCTTCTGGGGGAGCTGAACAGGCGGAAAGCGTACATTCTTGATTGGGAGAACCCGGACATGTACTTGAATCACCTCGAATATCACTGTGCCGGCGGAGTATTTTCGAATGGCAAAAAAAATCCGGTGAGAGGGGATGGTTCTGACAATGTGTATTGCTTTTTTAAGGCGGTGTAAACATGGAAGAGCGCATTAATGAGATTGTTAGATTGATTGACACTCAGCTTGCTATTGTGCCGGATAATCCGATAGAGGAATCATACAAGGCAAGAACATTGGCAAGCTACGTACAAGCCTTAAATGGGCTTTTAACGGCTCGGAAATCATATAAGGAGGAAAGTATTAGTGAGTGAATTTGAAATCCGTATTCCGGCAAGAAAGAAGCAGCCTGCAACTGATAAGGATAACCCGGTCGTGAAAGTATCAACAGACGCTTACAATGCACTGGTTGAAATCTATAACGAATCGACCTTATCAATGAAAGATATCGCAAGTTTGCTGATTATTGAAAGCAGTAAACACGTGGTTTATGACAAGGAGGAATAGCAATGGCAACACCAGTATTAATTATTGGAAAATCTGGTTCTGGCAAGAGTACCAGTTTGAGAAACTGCCAGAATTCTGACTGGAACCTTATTAGAGTATTGAATAAACCACTTCCGTTTAAAGGAAAGATTGACGGATGGTTTACGGATGATTACCAGCAGGTAATGAAGTGCCTGATCGCATCAAAAGCGGATTCTATTGTGATTGATGATGCTGGATATCTTATCACCAACCACTTTATGAGAGGACACGCTTCTGCCGGAAAAGGCAATGCAGTATTTTCACTTTACAATGACATTGGTGATTATTTCTGGAATCTTATCCAGTTTATAGTTACGAAAGTACCGCAGGACAAAATTGTATATATGATGATGCACGAAGAAAAGGATGATTCTGGAGATGTGAAACCAAAGACCATAGGAAAGCTACTTGATGAAAAAATTTGTTTGGAAGGTCTTTTTACCATCGTTCTTCGCTGTATTGAAGAAAGCGGAAAACACTTATTTGTCACTCAGTCCAGCCAGGGAGCAGTAAGTAAGTCTCCGATCGGAATGTTTGACAGTTTAACTATTGATAATGATCTCGCAGAAGTAGACAAGATCATTAGAGACTATTACGAATTAGGAAAAGGAGAAAACAATAATGCAGAAACCAAATAGCTATGACACAACACAGGCAGCAGGAGAATTTGAACCGATTGCTCTTGGCGGACACAAGATGGTTATTAAGCAGGTATCAGAGAAAAAATCCCAGGATGGACTTGATATGCTTGTTATCTTGTTTGATTTCGCAGAAGGAGACGAACAGGCGGGCTACTTTATGAAGCAGTTTGAAAATGACATTCGTCCGGACAAGAAATATCCGAATGCCGGCACTAACTATATGGTTATTGATGAGAGTGTAGACTATGGCGTTCGTAATCTTAAAACATTTATTACATGCGTAGAAAAGTCAAATCCGGGCTTTGCTGTTAAGTGGGGCGATAACTTCGGACAGCAGTTCAAAGGTAAGCTGATTGGAGGCATCTTTCGTTTGGAGAAAGACTGGTACGACAACAGAGAAGTAAAACGTCACAAACTTGCATGGTTCCGCAGTATTGAAGGAATTAAGGATGCGGACATCCCAGAAGAGCGCACCACAAAAGCCTATGACGATCATCTGAAGGAAGAAGCTATCATGGGAGCGAATCCGGCAGGTACTGACTTTATGAATATTCCAGACAGTGTACAGGAAGAACTTCCATTCAATTAAAAGGATGTGTTTTTAATGGTTATACAAGTAGACACAAGGGAACATAAATCAGAATGGGAACGGATTCAGAATCAGTTTGACAGCCTTGAAGTACAATATTTCCGATCAAAGTTATACTGCGGAGACTATCAATCTTTGGACAATGCAAAGCTCTGTATTGACCGCAAAAAGGATTTGCAGGAGTTATGCGGAAATGTATGCCAGCAGCATGAAAGATTCAAAGCGGAGCTGATTAGAGCGCGTGAAGCAGGTATACAGTTAATCATCCTATGCGAGCATGGTCCAGATATTAAATCTGTTGGTGATGTGTATTTTTGGGAGAATCCCCGAAAACATAAAGTTATCTGGAGAACTGTAAACGGCAAGAGAGTAAAGACTGTGATATCTGACAAGGCTGTTGACGGCTGCCAGCTATATAAATCTCTTTGCACGATCAGAGATAAATACGGCGTCCGATTTGAATTCTGTACAAAAGAAGAAACTGGGCGACGAATCGTGGAGCTGCTATCATGACAAAAGAAGAAATCAAACAGTCGGTGAAAATGTCGGAGATACTTTCCAGGTATGGACTAAAACCGAACAGAGCAGGATTTATATGTTGCCCTTTTCACAAGGAAAAGTCAGCGTCATGCAAGATTTACGATGATTCCTTTTATTGTTTCGGTTGTGGAATCGGCGGTGATGTGTTTGATTTCGTAATGCAATACGAATCCGTCCCTTTTAGCACTGCATTTATTGAGCTGGGCGGTACTTATGTATCAAAAAAAGGCAAAAGCCGCAACCAGATCAGACATGAAGTAAGAGATATCAAATCAAAAAAATGCAATCCCGCTCAGGATCCTAATGAGCTTGAGCAGGTAGAAAAGAACATACTTATGTACGAAACAGCACTAAAAGCGTTCCCTCCTGATTCAGAAGAGTGGTATATGTGCCAGTTTAATCTCGAAAAAGAAAGAAGCAGATATGAAATATTGTCAGCTAAGGCAGGAGGTGAGAAGCATTCTTGAAAATATTGAAAATTTGCAAGCAAATGATTTTATGCAGAAGCAACTGTATGAAGAACTTTTTTCAATAAAAAGTAAAATCGACCGTTCGGAAGCTAAATTTAAGTTAATGGACAGGGCGAAGAGTGTAAGAGCAAAAAGCATAGCCGAGGAATTCATAAAAGAATTCCAGAAAGCAGAACAGGACAAGGAAAAAGAAGAAAAAGCAAATCGTTCTATGCAGTTAGTTGAAAATATCACAAACTTTTATGAGGATGATATTGGAAAAGAATATCCAAACATGGCTTGTGGCAGCTGGATAGCTACAGAAAACGGAATATTTTCTTCTGAAACATCCAAGGCGAGAGAACTTGTATGCCACCATCCAATCATGCCGATACGTCGACTGAAAAATATTGAAACAGGTGAAGAACAGATCACAGTGGCTTTTAAAAGAGATGGATACTGGACAGAAATAACTGTTCCAAAAATCGACATTGTGACTTCCAGGGCGATAACTAATCTTGCAAGGTTCGGTGTGCAGGTCAACTCGGAGAATGCAAGGCTTCTTGTGAAGTATCTGGCGGACGTTGAAATGTACAATGCCGATATGATCGACATACAGCACTCTACGAGCAAGTTGGGGTGGCATGGCAATGTATTTGTACCTTACGACCTTTCAATCGTCTTTGACGGCGAATACCGCTTTAAAACACTATTCCAGAGTATACAGGAAAGTGGAGACTACTTCAAGTGGGTGACTCTGGCTAAACAGTTACGATCGTGTGGACGATTAGAACCACGAATAGCACTGGCAGCATCTTTTGCAAGTGTGCTTGTACAACCGCTTGATGCATTGCCATTCATTGTAGACTTCTACGGACAGACAGGCGGCGGCAAGACAGTAACGATCAACATAGCTGCATCTATCTGGGGAAACCCGTCGCCAGGATCCTACGTTGGGAATTTCCGGTCAACAGATACGTCATTGGAGACAAGAGCAGACATGCTTAATAACTTTCCGATGATCCTCGATGACTCTAAGAACGCTTCTCAATATATTCGGGACAACTACGAAACATTGATTTACAATCTCTGTTCCGGTAAAGGGAAAGGAAGATCAAATAAGGACCTCGGAGCAGCTAAGGAGAATACATGGAGTAATGTAACCATTTGCAACGGCGAAAATCCTATTTCAGAATTTGCGGATTCCGGTGGAGCAATCAACAGAATTATTGAAATTGAGTGCTGCGAAGATATTTATGAGAATCCAGCAGAAATTAATAGCACTGTAATGAAAAATTATGGCTTTGCTGGAAGAGTATTTGTTGGAAATCTTAAAAAATTTACACCGGATGAGCTAAAAGAAATGAAGTCTGAGATTGAAAAGGGTTTTGATGGATATAATTTTCCGGCAAAACAGGTAATGGCTATATCTACTCTTCTGTTGGCGGATAAATTAGCTACAGATTTCATATTTAAGGATGGATGTGAACTTACAGTTGAGGACGTTGTGGACATACCTACGCGCAAGAAGGATGTATCAGAGGGTCAACGATGCTATGAATTTATCATTGAAAGCCTTTCAGTATACGGACAGCACTTTGATGCACAATTCAGCTGTGATCAGTGGGGATTCAAAGAGACACCAGATGAGTATGGAGACGTATATGTGTATTTTTATCCAAAGCCTCTTGAAAATCTCCTAAAGAACAACGGATTCTCCAGAAAAGCCTTTTCAGCATGGGCGATTAGTCGAGAATTAATTAAGCATACGGGAAGAAGGGATACGGTAATAAAAAGAGATGGGGGAAGTGTAATGAGACTTGTTGCTGTAAAGATTATTGATATAAAAGATCTTGAAGACGAACAGGAAAATGAGCATGTTGAAGCTGATTTTATACCTGCCAATACTAGAACAAGTGTTCCGTTTTCATGATTTGTAACCATGTAACCATGTAACCCGCGGAAAAGCATGTGTATAGGGAATAAAAAAATATATAAAAAAAACATATATACATTGCAATCTCCTATAGGAAAACCTTGGTTACATTGGTTACACGGTTACACAACTCTGAAACCCGCATAAAATAAGGGTTTGCGGTGTAACCAAGGTGGTTGAAAAGTTGGTTACACATTGGTTACAAAAATAAAATGATTACGCAAATTAAAAAATAAAATTAAATTGCATGAAAATTCAGATTGTTACAATTGGTTACTAAGGCATAAGGAGTGGTTACAAAAATGGAAAAAGAAAAGCTTAATAAAAAACAACGGTACGCATTGGACACAATGTTGTCTGGCAGTAATGTTTTCCTTACAGGAGATGCAGGAACAGGTAAAACAACGGTTATCCAAACGTTTATTGATGAGGCGGAAAAAGCTGGTAAAAGTGTTCTTGTATCGGCTACTACAGGAATTGCGGCTGATAATATCGGATATGGTGCTACCACAGTACATAGAGCACTGAACATCTCAATCAAATTTGAAGACTACAAGAAAAAAGTGAAATCCAGAGCTGAACTATTGAAGGAAGCAGATATTCTCATTATTGATGAGATCAGCATGTTCCGGTTCGACCTGTTTAATATGATTGCAAAGACAATCATCACGGAGAATGAAGAGAGAGCCGTTGACAGACTTTCGAGCGGAAAGGATAAAGAAGATATTCAGTTAATCGTAATTGGAGATTTTTACCAACTTCCCCCAGTTATCACAACAGATGATCGTAAAATTCTCTGCCGGATGTATGGATCTGATTATGGAAAGGGCGGAAAGTACGAACACGGATATGCTTTCATGTCTGAATACTGGAAAGAAATGGGGTTTGAATACATCAAACTTGATGAGGTATGCAGGCAGAATGATGAGGGATTTAAGTATGTGCTGAATGATATTAAATATGGCAACAATATTAGAAAATCCATTGCATATCTGGAGAATAACGAATCAGACAAGGTTATACCAGAAGCACCGTTTCTGGTCGGAACAAATGCTGAAGCTGACAGAATTAACAATACTTTCCTTGGCAAGTTAGATAAAAAGACCGAAAAAGTGTTTCATGCAGCAGTTGACGGAGATCTGACATCTGCCGATATCAAGAACATTGCATTTGCCAGAGAGGACTTAATTCTTAACATCGGTGCAAAAGTGATGATTACAGTCAATGATCTGTCTGGAAACTACGTCAATGGAACGATTGGCATCATTCAGAAAATTGTGGACAATGGAGAATTTGAAGAATCCTATCTGGTCATCAAGACTGATAAGGGCAAAACAGTTAACTTGTACAGATACAGTAAAGACATTGAGAAACAGGTTATTGAGGAATCTGAACAAGAAAAGGATGGTCAGAAGATCGTGAAAGAGAAGATTGTCCGTAAGAAAGTTGGATCATTCTCTCAGTTCCCGGTAAAACTTGCCTGGGCAATCAGTATTCATAAATCACAGGGACAGACATTTGAAAAAATCAACATTGATCCTTGCTGTTGGGATCCTGGACAGTTCTACGTGGCTGTTTCCCGGGCTAAATCAGCTAACGGCATACATTTTATCAGGCCGATAAAACAGAGCTATATAAAGGCGTTTAGCAAGGATAACGAGCGACTTCTTGAACGGAGTTTTGAGGTAGAAGAAGGTGTATAAGTATGAGAGTGACGCATGAGCAGATACCGAACACCATAAAGTTTTTACAAATCGACTTTCCGGCACTGGTTCTCCAGACTGCCGGAATAGAAGAAAAGGACGAATACTGGCAGCAGGTAGTCGAGCAGATACACGTTGTATCAGACAAATATAATAAAAACGGCTTTGTGGATCATATGCTTACAGCCTATGCGGATTATCTGGACAAGATGCATAAGAGAGCTAAAAATCTGAACAAGGAGAAAACCAATGAGCAAAATGAGAGAGTATGAGCGAGGAAGAGAGGACGGTCTTGACCTGGCACTCAGAATTGTTAGAGATGGCGGTATAGAAGCGCTTGAGAGGGAAATAAAATTTCGGGGCATTACAGGAGTACATACCTCCTTGGCCAGTAAGGACCTAGATAAGGCAGCGCAGAAAATCAAAGAAATGACACTTGATACATTTACAATCCTTGGAATTGCCGTTTTGCATGATGATTTCGGATTTGGACAGAAACGCTGCCAGAAATTGGACGGCATGGACAGAGGGGTTGATTATCTGATGGATGATATGGCAACCTGGGAGGATTATAGAAGATCAATCAAAGAGGAACTGAATCTTGATTTAAGATTCCGCATTAACGATTAAGAGAGGTGTTATTGATGGGAAAATACAATACAGAGTGCAAACATAAAGAGGGACAGGAAATGTATAAAGCGGTATATCACTTTATTCTGAAATATTACCGTAAACACCACTATATGCCGTCCACAAGAAATATTGCAGATGGATTAGACATTTCAATGGCTACTGCCAAAAAACACTTTAATTTGCTCTTGGACAACGGATTGCTCGTTAGCGAGGATCCGACAGAGCAGAGGGCGTATAGATTGAGTTATTCAAAGGTGGATGGAGAATGAAGCAGAAAACACCAGAACAGGAATTAGAACTGTTAAGAGAAAATCTATTACATGAGCGTGCTATCTGGGAACGCATCAATGAAAATGGCTGCAATGATCCGTTTTGGGCGGATGGATGCAATATGAATCTAACCAGAAATCATATTCTTTCATACAGAAATGAGATTGCAAATTGTTGCGAGAAACATAATCTTCCACTTCCAGAAGAATATTTTCTAAAAGTACCGCCAGAAGTTGACGATGATTATATGGCAAACTTTAACCAGAAAGCCCGTGTGGATAGATTGAAACAACAGGGTAATACATTAAGCCGGAAGAAAAAGAAGTTTATTGATGATGGACAGATGGAGTTTTGTTGACTAAACATGTAGTTGCTTACATGGGGAAAGTGAGGAAAATGAAAAAGATATTAGACGCATGCTGTGGAAGCCGAATGTTTTGGTTCGATAAAGAGAATCCAGATGTGCTGTTTTCAGACAATCGAGAGGTCCACACAACGCTGTGTGACGGGAGAGAACTTCTGATAAAGCCTGATATAAATATGGATTTCAGAAATATGCCGTTTGATGATGAAACATTCAAAATTGTAGTTTTTGACCCACCACATTTGATTAATGCAGGAAGCAGTTCATGGCTTGCTCTGAAATACGGAAAATTGCCAAAAGACAGTTGGAAAGAATATTTAAAAGCCGGTTTTAATGAATGTATGAGAGTGTTAGAAACTGATGGAATTTTAATTTTTAAATGGAGTGATGAGCAAATTTTATTTTCAGAAATATTGAAATGCTTTGGCACTAAACCGCTGTTAGGAGATAAACGCGGGAAGACCAGATGGGTAATTTTTATAAAGTATGAAGCCAAAAACGGAAGAAAACAAAGCACATGCGGGAGAACTTGGAGAAATGCTCAAAAATGGAATGACGTTCCAGATGCCAGAGGATAGCGAGGTGGAAACATGAAGTACAGAAAGAAGCCAGTTGTAATTGATGCACTTCAGTGGACTGGTACAAATCATCGAGAAATGTTCGATTTCCTGACGGACTATCAGTGTACAGACCAGTACATATCGGCAGAAGGTAAGAATTTCTATATTGACAATTGGAAGGTTCCGGGTGGATTGGTTATTAAGACACTTGAGGGCGAACATCTGGAGAATATTGGTGACTATATCATCCGCGGTGTTCGCGATGAATTTTATCCATGTAAACCAGATATATTCAGAGAAACTTATGAGGAGGTGGAAGAATGAGCCATATCAAAGACAGACTAAATCAGTACAAGGATAAATATTCAGACTGCTACAAATACGCTGGGGTGTATGTCAAAGTTGTTCAAGATATGATTGAGAAGCTTCAAGACGATCTGGAACAGGACAAGAAAGAAAAAGGGTGGATTCCGGTAAAATATCATCAGATATCAGAAAAAGAACGAGCAGAAGAATCCATATCAAATGATATACGGTATATGCTTGACTGCAAAATGCCAGATGATGGACAAGAAATATTGGTTACTAACGGAGAAACAACATGGCAAGATACGTGCTTCATTGATTGTGACGGATATTATCTTGATAGCAATTATGATTGGATTGAGATTACGGCATGGCAACCGACTCCAGAGCCATACAAGGAGGGCTGAGGAATGCGGTTAATCGACACAGATAAATTAAAAAAAGATATACTGCTTCAAAATATCTTAGGAGAACCAATACAGAAGATTATAGACAGATATATATATATTGTGGACAAGCAGCCGACAGCTTTTGATCTGGATAAGGTTGT